GTCCGATGGCGCATAGTACATTATAGGTACACCAGTGTAGAAGAATAATGAAAAATCATCTCCTGCTGCACGATAATCTACAAATAATGGAGCTTGAGGTGATTGCCTAAAACCCATGTATGAAAGTTTATGAGCATAATTCTTTGTCAAACCTACACCTGCATTAGGTTCTCTCAATTTAGCGGGAATAAATCTCTCAGGGTGTTGATAAGGCAATTCAAATTCTAAAACTGGATTATTTTTAGTCGGGGTAGTTACTGTTCCAGCATATCCCGTATCCAAATATTTAAGATTTTCTCCAGCAATATAACTACCAGAATCTTGAACGACAAAACTATTAGTGTCCTCTTCAAATCCCAAACCAGTAGTTGCAAGTCGAGCTACTGACATCATACCAGGTTTGCGATAATCTTCACTAAAAGTAAGAGTTTTCTTACGTAATCCTCCACGCCATCCTTCATAACAAGGTGTCATGTGATTCATTACAGAACTTTTACAATAGTTATATGGTGTAGTTCCAGTCGTATGAATACCATTAGGAGCATAACCACGATACAATGGAAAATTCATCATTCTTCGAATGTAAGAAACATTGTTAGCAGGACCAGCAGGTACTCCATAAAATTCAGATACAGAATACCGTTTGAGTAATGCTCTAATAGATGATATTTTTTCACCATAACAGATAGAATTTAATCCGTCTGAAGGATCAATTTTAGCAGCCATTATAGGCATAGGATCAGCGGCAACTGGTTTAGATGGTTCTCCTGTTTCTTCTCTATCAGGAGCAGCCAAATCTTCACCAGATTGAGGTTCTAGTATAGTTTCTAAAGCTGAACGTGTAGCAGCAGGAGTTTTAAAATATACTAGACTATCGATATACTCATCGGTAGGATTGGCGAATTCCATATCTTCGCCGCAGGATACAAAAACATTAACTTGAATGTCATTGTCAACTGCTGAATTGGGTACTGTAAGATCATTCAGTATCCAAACAGACAATTGTCCATTTTGAATGCTCGGTGTGTCATCTGGAAAAGGCAAATCAAAATTGAAACGCCTGAAGGGTAAAGCAGCAGTTCCTGGATTAACTGCGTCTGCATAAGGAAAAGCGGTACCCCAACCGATTTCAACCGTAAAATCCTTTTCTTCAGAAATATCAATGATTTTATTATAAGCAACATTGAATTCGTTCTCTGCAGAACCGTACGGATCGTATTGGATTTGTAGTCGTCCCTTGTGAAAATTAGAAGAAACTACCTGAAATCGATATTTCATAGTTCCTCTCCAATTCTGAAACAACATACCAGCATGGCAAGCAGGTGTCATGTGGATTTCTTCATCACCACCTGAACCACCTACATTAAGTACATCCCACATATAGGGAGTCACTTGCGTGGTAAATAATTTAATTCCAGCCATGGTAGATACATTCCAATCGAACGATGTGAGATAAGATTCTCTTGTAATAATAGATTTCAAGTTCATCTCATCCACGCCACTTAAACCTACTGTTCTAGGGTCGATTGTAGTTTCTTGTTTGATATCGGTTGTCAATTTAACACAGCTATCAGGTACATTACAATTGGCCAAATTACCAGCATAAACTGGCTTATAAGGTACAATTGCTGCATCGACGACTGGTCTACAATATCCGAATAAAGAAGCTATATTCGCAACTCCAGATAAAGCTAATTGAGAAGCACGAGCATAAAGTCCAATTCCGGGTACTTTTTCCAAAGCACCAGCAATATTAGCTAGTGCAGTAGCAGGACCTGAAACTTTGCCTCCATACTCATCTTTAAAACCGGATTGAGGATCTAATACTGCTTCGACGATTTTATCCGAATGGCATGATATCTCTACAGCTTCATTAGACTTGCAACACAAGCATTTCATTTTACTCCTCATTGAAAGCTTGACTGCGTCAGCAAAATCCACAATACCAGCCTGTGGAACAAGGGTAGTTGGATCAGTATTTGTTGGAGTAGAAAGTACTAGATCTTCCGTCCATGCAAAAACTGAAATTCTAACTGCATCAGTAGCGCCGTTAGCATGCTTAAGTTGTTGTATTGCCTTAAGATCAATACGCCCCATTAAATTCCACTCTGAATTAGGAATAGTCAAAGCGTTTCTAAAAAAGAAAAAGGGAAGAACCATACTACCACCCATTGAAGTAGTTGGGTCCAAATAAACGTGTGGCTTTTGTGAAGCGCCAATAACGTCTGTGTTAAAGAATCCTCTATTAACAGTAAAATTATCGTAAACGGGTAGAGGTTTATAAGCCGCAATAACACGACCAAAATGAAAACCATTTCCATTAATCACAAATTTTACATGCAATTTACATCGAAGATTGTTAAAATTGGTAATACGATTGATCACGCGTGGATTCTGAAAATATAAGGACCACGGATCAAAACTTTCGAAAAAGTTTCCATTCGTAGTAGCCCAATCAAAATCAGCGATTTTAAGAGGTCTTTTAAAGAAATCACCCAAATTGGCATCCTGCATATCAGCTGTACCATATGAAGGATCAGGCGTCGAATCGACATTATATTCCCAAGCGGGATTTTGATCGATAAAAGCCACATTTTCTTGTTGTGTTTCTTTTTGTCCGGTATTAATAGAAACATTAAATAGTCCGGATTGAGGGCGAAGAAGTCCATCTTCTAACTGGTTTAAGCTACCAGCTGAGCATTGATTGTTTTGTTTTTGATTGTAAGAATTAGTAAGTGATATTGTTTCTTGGGTAATGTGCCACTTAGCACTATTACTTGCAAAAATGTTAGTTTTATTGACAAAATATACATCTAAAAAGACATTGCGTTTTAATACGCGTCATAATATTACAAAGCCTCAGAACTATATACAACATATATACATTATAGTTTCTGGGTATCCATATATAATATCCCTATTTTTACTGTTTAAGCATAACACCGATAGAGATCGGAAGCGGAATGGAGGTCTCTATACCTCCTGTGGCGTGATGCCATATTTCTCGCAATAGCGAGCTACACATTCATCATATGTAGTTTGTAGTTCTTGACATCCATGTGAAATGTCAGCCATAGAAGCTACTATTTGCATTTGAGATCGTCGTTGTTCATAGATTTCACGTCCATGAGCAAACCATTCTCTCAAAGCTCCATCAATATTGCTCATACACTGTTCTTCATTCGAAACTGCTTTCGATTTAAGCACAGAGTGTAAGCTCTTAAAGATAGATTCTTCAGCTAATGCTCCAAAAATCAATCCAATCTCTGGATTAAATACATTTTTACGCTTAAGTAAATCTGCATCTTCATCCGTCATGAATTTAGTTGGAGTAGAAGTCTTATCAGGCATAGTAAATTTCATATCATTAGCTGCCAAAAAATCAGCAACAGCTATATGATTAAATTCATCATAACCTTCTTTAACAGAACTCTTTGCATCATCACCATATGTAATTAAAGCACACACATCCCTAAAAATAGGTAAATTTTTCTTCTCCTTATATATGGAAAAATATGCGCATCTAAATAAAAGTGAATTAACAATAGAATTAATATAAACTGTCAAATTTTGACCTGATGGATTAGAACCTGTATGTAG